AACGGCGCACCGCTGGCTGGTGGGCTGCTGTATACCTACGAGGCTGGCTCGACCACGCCATTAGCCACTTACACCGACAGTACTGGCGTCAGCGCCAACACCAACCCCATCGTCTTAGACAGCCGGGGCGAGGCCAATGTGTGGCTGGAAGGTGCTATCTACAAGTTTGCCCTGTACACCAGTGTCGGTGTGTTGATCTGGACTGTTGACAACATCAACGGCAGCACTTTTGCCTCTAATGCTGTTGGTGACGGAACAACAACTGCTTTTTCGGTGGTCAACGGTTTCACCGCCATTTACATCAATGGTGTGTATCAAAACCGCAACACTTATACCGTAACCAGCGGCACGGTGACTTTCAGCCAAGCGCCACCATTAAACGCAATTATTGAAGTTGTTTACAACTAGGAAATCGCCATGTTAAAAGTAGCAAATTCAGTTATCAACGCCAGCCAAATTGCAACGCCGATTACCTTGCCTGGTGACGTTACTCTATCTACCGGTAACCTGGTTATCGGCACATCTGGCAAAGGCATTGACTTTTCTATTGACCCTGCTGCTCCTGGCATGACCAGTGAATTGTTTGATGACTACGAAGAAGGTACGTTTACCCCGGTTTTGACTAGCAGCGGTATTGCACCAACCATAACATCATATACAACCCAACTTGGTTTTTATACAAAAATTGGCAACCGTGTATTTGTAACAATTAACTTGCGGGCCACTTTGTCTAGTGCTGGCACAGGATTCCCAATTATTACGGGATTGCCTTATGCGGCAAATGGAAATAATTTAACCGGCCCAACTTTTGGGCTTGCAAATCTTATCTCCGTGCCTGCAATATATTTGAATTACATCTCTGGAACTACTGTTCAACTTTCAGGATCAGCATATGTTATTGCTAATGACTATTGCTGTCTTTCCCTTTCGTACGAAGTTTAAGGATTACTGATATGTCGCTTACCAAAGTATCCTATTCGATGATTGAGGGTGCGCCGATCAACGTGCTTGATAAAGGCGCTGACCCTTCAGGAGTTGCAGACTCAACAACTGCTATTCAGGCAGCAATAACAGCATCAGAGGGAAGTTCATGTTTTTTTCCTGAAGGTACATATCTTATTACGGCTGCTATTAACTTGCCGTCAAACATTGAAATACAATTTGATCCGCAAGCTATTGTGCAATCGGCAACCACAAGCATTTCCTTGTTTTCTGCTGTTTCAAAAACTAACATAAAGATTTTTGGCGGTAAGTTTAAGTACACCGCAGCGGGGGCTACTGGACTAAATGGCGGTATTAACTTAAACACTTGTACTCAGTGCATGGTTGATGGCGTTGAATTTGAAGGTATGCAATACTCTGGAGTTTTTCTCAATGAGTCCGATTACTGCACAGTGACAAACTGTTATGTACACGACACGCTTGGCACACACCCAGACGCGCACGACATCGGCGTTTATAACGATGCTTGGTACAACACAGTTTCTAACAACCGATGTTTTGGTAGCGGTACGATTGGCATATTTGCCCAAGGCCCGAGTGCAGGAAAAACACCTTACCGAAATAAAATTATTGGAAACTTAATCAATCCAAAAACTGGTTACGGCGTTGTGCTTTATCAGGTTACGCCCGGAAATCAACAAAGCATTGTCCAAGAAAATCACATATTTGGAATTCTCGGCTCTGCTTTAAGTGGTGCTAGTGGCAATGGAATTTACGTTCAGTCTGCTGGTGGATGCATTGTTACCGAAAATGTTTTGGAAGATTGCTGTCAAAATACAACCCTTGGAACAAACAGCCCCGCTTGCATTTCAATTTCATTTGATATTGCGCTTGGTCAGACACTTGAACCAGTGGTTGTGTCAAATAACAAAGTTTCAACAAACAAATACAGTGGAATCGTCATTAGCACTGCGCGCGCAACAGTAACTGGAAACATTGTTAATTATTCAGATTCTACAAATGGACACGGCATTCTTGGAATTGACTGTGCGAACACAGCAATTACTGGAAATTTTGTTTCTGCTCCGACAAACGTAGCAAGGGGTGGAATTGTTCTAAACGTACAATCGGCATCTGGTATGGCTAACGTTACTGTGACGGGTAACGTTGTTCAAGGTGGAAATGATGCCCAGATATACACATATAAATCGGGGTCAGGCACAACTATATCAGGTACGTTTAGCGGTAACACGCTGATTAGCACTGGCGCTTTAAGTGTCAGCATAAATCTAAACAATCTTGACCGTGCAACTGTTTCAAACAACATTTGTGGAGCAGGTTATATTGGTTTGTACGTTCAAGACTGCTCAAATGTTCGAGGGGCTGGCAATGTATCGCGTTCAGGAACTCTTTATCGTTTTCTATCAGGCGGTACTTGCAGCAATGTGTATTTTGACGATAGCAATGATTTTGATATGGCTAATACAGCAAAAATCAGTAATAGTGTTGCTGGCGTAAACCTTGAACAGCGTCTTAATTCAACACCCCCAGGCGGCAGTTGGCAGGTTGGTGATCGAATTGCTCAGTCCGTGCCTGTTGTTGGCAGCCCAAAAGGTTGGCGCAACACTGTAGCTGGAAGTCCGGGTACATGGGTATCTGAAGGTAATCTTTAACCGTATCAGTGCGGCTCACTGGAATTTGGTTTTGATTGGAGTATCAAAATGGCTTTAGAAAAAATTGAAATCGTTGACCGTATCGAAGTGATCGAAAACGGCTCTGTGCAAGTACGCACTAAGACCGCCATCATGGAAGATGGCAAGCAGATCAGCGGCACGTTCCACCGCCACGTTGTTGCCCCCGGTGACGACTACAGCGCCGAGGATGCCCGAGTAAAGGCTATCTGCAAAGCAACGCACACGGCTGCTGTGGTGACAGCTTACAAGGCTGCACAGGAAGCTACTGCAAAGCCATGATCCGCACTGCCTCTGGCCCAATCTTGCTCTACATGAAGGCATGTGGATTTCAAGGCTGGACTAGCTTTTGGAATGTCATTTACATGGCGCCAGGCTATGAAACGCACGAAACATTGATACGCCACGAACGCAAACACTTGGAGCAGATGCAGCGCGATGGCAAACTAGTGTACCTAATTAAGTACAGCTTCTGGCTACTGCGCTATGGTTATAAAATGAATCCGTATGAAGTTGAGGCACGAGCCGCTGAACAACCTTGAAAGACAAACATGGCTAACGAACAATCCGCATTTTTTCCAAACGGCCCAACCGTTGTGATTACCGCTAATTCAAGCGCCCCAACAGCCGCGCAGATTCTGCCGACTTTTACGGCAGTCACACCGCCCACCAACCAGTACCGAGTGGTTAACGTGGGGTCGGTAACGGCTTTCTTAGGCGTTGGTGCAACAGCGGCTATTGCGGTTACCAATGCCGCAGCAGTCACCACCACCGGCAACGGCATCCCTATTGTGGCTGGCGCCGTGGAAGTGTTTAACTTCCCGCCTACTTCATTCTTTACCGCAACAGCGGCGTCTTCTTGTGTTCTTTACGTCACACCTGGACAAGGACTATAATGTTTGTACTGGCCCAATGACCAGGGAATCTTAGGATTCAAAAATGTCAGATGTAGAGCAAGTAGCGGAATTAGCCCCCGCGCCGGAACTGGAAACCACGGCGGTTACTCCAGAACCTGTAGTTGAAACGCCGGAAGTAGCAGCTAAGACATTCTCGCAAGAGGAACTTGACGCCGCTATTGGTAAACGCCTCGCAAGAGAGCAGCGAAAGTGGGAACGAGAGCGACAGCCTGCGCCAGCAGTGGCAGTGGACTTACCTCCGCAAGATCAGTTTGAGTCGGTTGATGCTTACGCAGAGGCCAAGGCTTACAAACTGATTGAGCAGCGGGAACTCCAGAAACAGCAAGCTGAGATTCTTGATGGGTATCACGAGCGTGAAGAAACGGCTAGGGCTAAGTACAGCGACTTTGAACAAGTTGCCTACAACCCCAGCCTGAAGATTACAACCGTGATGGCACAGACGATTCAATCGTCGGACATTGGGCCTGACTTGGTTTATCACCTTGGCTCAAATCCGAAAGAGGCAGATCGTATTTCTCGACTAGCGCCTATTTTGCAGGCCAAAGAGATTGGACGGCTTGAGGCTAGGTTAGCCGAGAACCCCGTCCAAAAGCGCACTTCTGGTGCGCCTGAACCGATTTCACCAGTCACCGCCCGAGGGGTGGGTTCTGGGTCTTTTGACACAACTGATCCACGGTCTATCAAGACCATGAGTACCAGCCAGTGGATTGAGGCCGACAGAGCGCGACAAATGAAAGCGTTGCAGGCGCGAAAGTTTTAATTTATTTTCTAAGGAAAAATCGTGGCTAACAGTATTCTTACCATTGACATGATTACTCGGAAGGCTCTTGAGATTCTTGAGAACAACCTAGTAATCACCCGCAACGTAAACCGACAGTACGATGACAGCTTTGCTGTTAGTGGTGCAAAAATCGGCTCTACCCTGCGTATTCGCCTGCCTGATCGGGCGCTGGTGACTGACGGTGCAGCCCTGCAAGTGCAGGACGATGCCGAGCAAAGCACCACGCTGACGGTTTCTACCCAAAAGCACATTGGTGTGAACTTCACCACCGCTGAGTTGACTTTGTCGTTGGATGACTTTGCAGACCGGGTTCTCAAGCCCCGTATCTCTCAGTTGGCCTCCAGCATCGACGCTGACGTTGCTAATGCCTACAAAGCCATTTTCAACACCGTAGGCACTCCCGGCACTTCTCCCGCTACCGCTTTGGTTCTGTTGCAAGCGCAGCAGAAACTCAACGAATCGGCTGCTGGTATGGCTCCTCGCTACGCTACCGTCAACC